TTCGTGGCCCGGCGGTCGTTGTCGAACAACCACTCCCATATGCGCGCTTGCCCGGTGGTCAGGTTGTCGGCCTGCGCCCAATCGAAGCCGTCGCCGGTGGCCTCGTCGCGCGTCAGGCGGGTGCGCCAGACAACGAACGTGCTGTCGGCGTTGAGCCAGCCGATCAGCGCATTCGCATCGCCGGCCAGCATCATCGGCCGCGCGGTATTGGTGTCGGCGCAGGCGGCGCTGCGCACGCCGGCCATTTGCGCAGGTGTCAGGGACTGCGCGAACGCCAGCGGCGCGCACAGGACGGCGAGAACGCAGAGCATGAATCGGGTCATCGTGTCACCTGGTCAATCAGTTGGCCGCGCAGCAAGGGGTCATCACAGGCTCGCGGTGTAGGACACGTTCAGCGTGTCGCCGTTGGCAACCGCGCGGTCGCCGCCGGTGAACAGTCCGGCCGAATAGAGCGCGCCGTTCGTGTTGCCCACGGCGGTTGTTGGCGCAGTGCCTGCAGCGCTGCGGCACATCAAGAATGCGCCCTTGATGGTGTCGGTGGCGATCATGCTCAGCGACACCGCCGCCGACGTGGCCAGCGATCCCGACGAGGCGGTACCGAAGGCTGGCGTGCCGCGCGTGGCCAGCGTCGACGATGGGGCTTCGTTCCAGCCGTTCGCCGGGCTGCCGCCACCAACTGCCGTGATATTGGCCGCGGTGTTGGTGTTCGCCACGGCGCTGTAGCCGGTGTCCTCGATCAGCCCGATCACCTGGCTGGCGGTGTAGCTGCTGCCCTTCAGGAAGTGCGTCAGGGCCACGTTCTTGCCCTCGGTCGTGACGACGTTGGGGGCCCAGGTGTCGCGCCATGCCAGCTCGCGCGGGATGGCGTCCATGCGCGCGCGCAGGGCTTCGATCTGGTCCCAGACGGCGCGCACCTGGCGAGCGAGCACGCGGGCCGACAGCAGATCCGCCAGCCTGTCGCGCAGGTCGATGAACTCGGCCAGCCGCGCCGGCGTCGGGCGCCAGCAGTCGAAGGCGTAGACGCCGGTGGCCAAGGCCTGTTCGCCGATGGCAACGGCGCGCGCAAGGGATGCGCCGCTGCGGGCGGTGGCGGGCGTGCGCTCGCCGGTGGAACGGTGGGTGTTCATGCGGCCTCCGCGACGGGTTGCAGTTGGTCGGCGGCGAACCAGCGCTCAACGGGCTGGCCGTCCTCGGCCCACTCGACAAGCAGCTCGAGCTCGTCGGCAGGGTTGATGCGCCGGTTCTTGACAACGCCCTCGATGACGGGCTGAACGACGCGCACGGTAGTGCCGGTCTTCATGTGTGGGTGTCCTGTGGTTACTTGTTGCGAGCGGCAGGCTTGTGCGTCGCCTTCGTCTCAGGCGGCGGATCAGCCAGCTTGTTCTCGACGATCGTCCCAACGCCATCGGCAACAGCGTGATCGGCCATCTCTTCGCTCATGTCGAGCGGGATGCGGTAGTCGCCGAAATGGAACAACGTGCGCGCGTCGGGCCGCCACGTTCCCTCGGGGATTCGAAGAATCTTCATGCCTCATTCGGCGCCCGGCTGCCCGGGCGCCGCCCTGTTCGTTGAAGCGTCAGGCCGTGGTGGTCTTGAGGAACTTGATCGCGTTGTTGTTCAACACGATCCCGCCCTCGCGACGGCGCACGTAGAACTTGACGAAGCCAACGTTCGTCACGTTGTCGCGCGTGATCCGCAGGCCGACGCGATCAGCGATCAGGTAGCCACGCTTGAAGTTGCCGTAGGCGATCGGGTGGGCGTTGTTGGCGATGGTCGCCATCTGCTCCCAGATCGTCACCGGCTTGCCCAGCAGCGTGTCCGGCTGACCAACGATCAACGACGGCTGCCACAGGTACTGATTCGTCGTGTCCTTCAGCTTGCGGACAGCGCCGGCAGACGTGCTGTTCAGCGCCCACACCGCGCCAGTCTGGTACGCCGAATTCAGGCGGTACTGCAGGTCGATGAGGCGATCCGGCAGGATGGCCAGATTAGCATCGACGTTCGCCACGAACTCGTACACCGCCGCGGCACGGGTGGCGGTTTCATCCGTCACAGCCGTGGGCGCGCTGTTCAACATGCCGGTGGGCTGATTGGTGCCGTTGCCGCTGATCACGGCCGTGGCTTCCGCAACGGCGAACGCCTCGCCAACGTTTTCAGCCAGCCAGTTTTCGATGTTGAAGAACACGTCATCCAGCGACCATTCCGACGCCTGCGGGTAGGCGTACAGCTCGCCGTGCGTCGGCGCGATCTCGCGCAGCGTGGGCGTGGCGGTGGCCGTGCGTGAGCCAGATTCACCGACCCACCCGGAAGTCGCGCCGTTGATCGACAGCAGTTCCTTGTAGTCCGACGTGCCGGCCTTCACCACCTTGACCAGCGAGCGCACGGGGCTGAACTTCAGCTCGTGCTTCTCGATGTCTCGGCTGATCTCCTCGGGGACGCCGAAGCCGCCGCCCGAGCCGGAGCCGATCGTGATGTCCTTGTGCTCGGCCGCCGCCTTGCGCTGGATGTCCTGCATCTTGCGCTCGTCGTCGACGGACTGGCCGCGCGAGCGAACCCAGCCGGTGAACGCGGCCTTGTACTCGTCTTCGAGCTTTTGAACCGCGGTGCGGCCCGGGTTCATGCCCTTGGTTTCCAGCTCTTCGACGCGGTCGCGCAGGAACTGGATCTCGCGTTCAGCCGTGGCCTTGACCTCGGTGGACTTCTTTAGGTCCGCTTCGATGCGGCCCAGCTTCTGGTCCAGCTCGGCAGCCTTGGACTCGTTGCCCTCCGACAGCGCCTTCAGGCGTGCGTCGTTGGTCTTCTTGAACTCTTCGAAGGCCGCGCCGGTTTGGTCGATTGCCGCCTTGATTTCGCCAAAAGTGCTCATGGATATGCTCCAGAAATGAAAAAGCCGCCCCAGGGCGGCTTGCGTTGGTTTGTGCGTCTTCAGTAGCGGCGGATGGCTTCAGCCCCGACCCTGTCGGTCAGGCGCTCCAGCATTTCGGCCACTGCCTTCAACTCGTCTTCGTCTTCATCGATGGCGCCGGCATCCCACCGTGGCGCAGGCATCCCACCTGCACTCGCATCGACCAGTCGGGTGATCAAGGTCCGCGCTACGGACTTGGAGCACCCGGCATCCCTGAACAGCCGCTCAAGCTCACGCTCGCTCGGCACGTATTCGCCATCGCGCGACAGCCTGGCTTTCATCGCCTCGACTCGCGCAAGTGGGTTCATCGCCATGCTGACGATGCTTACTTCGTGCAGGCTCACCTGTTTGAGCAGGCGACTGCCGTCGCGGTCCCAATCAACGTCGCGGGCCTGATACCCAATGGAAAGCCCGCGAACGGCCTTTTTCTCCAGCAGCGTCTTCACGTCGCGGCCGAGGGTCGTGTCGACCAACTCGCCGGCCACGTACAGGCCGTCCTTGTCCTCGCCCATGTCGTGCCACACGCCCGGGACTTGATCCGGATGGTGCATCCAGTACATGAGCGGCATGGTGCCGGCCGCCTTGTGCTCGGCCAGGGTCTTTGCGAAGGCGCCCGGAATGACGATGTCGCCGCCCAGATCGCGGTTGCCGAAAATGGAGCCGTAGCCCTCGAACTTTCGGCCTGAGAATGACTTGATCTCGAGGTGAACGCTGTGTTGCATGGCTATTCCTGCGGCTCCGGTGACATACCTTGCCCGCTCGGGCCCTGTTCCCAATATTCGTCGCCGCCTTCGCGCGGGTTCATGCCCTCACGCTCGCGCCAGTCGTTGGCGCTAACAACACCCATTTCGCGCTGGATCTTCATGCCCTCCTGGCGGGTCTTGAAGTCGGCGCGCAGCGCGGCGTCCAGGTTGAAGCGCACGATGACGCCGGACGATCGGTCTTCGGCTGTCAGCAGATCCCGCTCAATAGCCGCTTCGAACATGCGGCAATAGGGCAGAACGACCTTTTCGACGAACTCGGAACTCTGCTGCTCGATGTTGGAAAAGGTGGCGCGGTCCAAGTCGCCGACCAGGTGCGGTGGAACTCCGAACAGACCAGCGATGACGCTGCGCTGCAGCTTGCGCGTTTCAAGGAACTGCGCCTTGTCGTTCTCGATGTTCAACTGCTCGGGCTTGTCGATGCCTTGGGGCAGCATCACCGCCTTGAATCGGCCTGTCTTCCCGTAGTTCTCGCTGAATGACCGGATAAAGCTGCTTCGCTGCTCGGCACTCATGTGGCCCTTGGTGCCCTGCATGTAGGAGAAGATCAACCCAGGCATGGCGCCGTTGCCAAAGAAGTTCGCGCCGAAACGTTGGGCGGCGATCTCCAGCGCGATGGCCTCACGAGCGAGCACGACCGGGGAATCAGCGTTCAAGAAGTCCCGCGCCGCGCCACGCACATGGTGCAGGTCGCTCATCGCGTAGTCGCGCTGCTTTCCTGACGCCATCGTTACCCGCGCGCTCACCTCCAGCGAATCGTCCTGCACCCACTGGACGGACGAGGGCAACACAGGCCACAACTTGCGGATCGGCCCGGTGATTCCTCGCCCTTTTACCGCCACGAACTGGCCATACCTCACGGTAGTTGACACCGCGTCAAGCCAATAGGCGACGTTCGTTTGCCACCCGTTCGGGTTCGCCAGCAGCTTGGCTACAGGGTGGCTCGGTTGCGGCTCCTTGATCGCTCGGCCGTCCTTCACCGTCTTCTTGTAGACGTGGATTGGCAGCGTGGCAACGCGCATCGAAATGGCGTTGACGATGGCCTGCACTGTGGGCGATTCGAGGCACGTCGTCGGCGTGACAGCGACGCCGCTGGATGTTGCGAAGATGGCCTCAAGCCGATGGATTACCTGATCGATGGTCAGGTCGGCCTTGCGCTCGATGTTGAACCCGAAGAGCTTCACGCGAAAACAGCCTCTTCCATGACGAAGCCCTCACTCTGCGGATTCCGCCCCATCAACTCCACCGCGTTGAACAGCGACATCAGCGGGTCGATCTTGGCGCTGCCGCTGGCCTGCTTCGTGATGAGCACGCTGTTCGCGCGCGTCTCGACCTTGGCATTGCCGACGCACCAGTCGGTCATCGGCTGGTCGGCGTGCTTCAGGGTTTCGCTAGACAGGTACAGCTCGGTCGACTTGATCGACGACCCAAGACGCCACCCCTGGCTCACGGAACAGATGGCGTCGTCGGGATAGCCTGCCGCGTTCAGCGCGTCCAGCGTCTGTTTGATGCACGCCGAGTCAACGCCGATGGCCTTGCGCTTGCCATCGTCGAGCGCGCCCAGTTTGCCGGCCTCGTCGATGCGCTGGATCAGCGCGACGACTTGCGCCGCGGCATCTTCGATCTTCGCCACGATGACCAAGTCGCCATCCTTCACGAAATCGAGCAGGCGCTCGGAGATGTCCTTGCGGCGCTCCAAGACGATGGGCAAGGCGTAGGCGCGCGACCAGGCCAGCAGTTCGCCGCTGGCGGTGTCTTTGCCCAGCGCGCTGAAGCCGTACAGGTCATCGTTGCCGCCGCCGTCGATGCCGACGGTGATCACGTCGCAGCGCTCGAGCATGCTGTCCAGGGTGATGGACGCATCGGCCTGCGCTTCCCAGAAGTCGGCGCCGGCCCAGCGGTCAGAGCCGAGGGCGAGGCCGATTTCTACATCCAGATGCTTGGCCAGGAACCCGCACAGAGACTCGCGGCCGGCGTTCTGCGCCTTGACCAGCTCGCGTTCCAGGAATTCCCGGTCCACTGAGTAATCCAGGTTCGGGTTCACCATGCCGAAGTTCTCGGGCTTCAGGTGCTCTCCGGCCTTGATCATGTCGGCCGGGAATTCGTAGATGATCGGCACGAAGCGCGGGTCATGCACCTTGCCGTCGCGCACGTCGCGGGCGTACTGCAGCTTTTGCTTAAACACACCGGCCGGCGTGTCGTCGCTTTGCGTCGTCAGGTAGACGGTGAAGCCCTCGGGACGGCTGGCCAGGCCACCAGTGGCCTCACGCAGCATGTTCTCGGCGTTGGGCATCTTGCCGAACAGCCACAGTTCATCGACAAGCGTGCCGACGCCCTTCTTCCCGCCCACGGTGTTGCTGTCGGCGGCCAGCACCTTGCAGCTGGCGCCGCTTTCGCGGTGCGTCAGGGTCTTGACGTGCGACTGCGCATGGATCAGCGCGGCCAGATCCTCGTCGACGCGCTCAAGGCACATGTCCCGCGCCGGGTAGAAGCTGTTGTTCGCAATCTCCACGGTCGGCGCAAGGATGCTGAACTCGGCCGAAGCCCGCCAGTTCAGGATCAGCGCGGTCATCATGATGCCGGCGGCGATCGTCGATTTGCTGTTCTTCTTGGGTATCAGGATGAACCACTCCGTGATGAGCCGGCGCCCAGACTCCACGTTATAGGCGCCGAAGATCGAAGCCACCAGGTCGAACACCCAGGGGGCGCAGGATTCGCCGAAGGTCGGGCTACCTGGTGCGTCGACGATGCGCAGCGCCTTGAACACGCCGAGCGCTTCTTCAGCCTGCGCCGGGAA